CGAGGTGGTAGTGGTCGCGCCCATCGAAGATGCCCTCGATATTCGTCGGCCAGCAGTTGTCGAAATACCGCGCCTGTCCGGCGAACGAGATGCGGAGGATCTTCCCGCCGGTCGCCCCGAGCGCCTTCCGCATGCTGTCCATCAGCGCCTCGAGCGCCGTGCGCGACGTGGACTGCAACGTCCCTTGCAATTTGATGCGATTCTGGCGGTAGTTGTACGTCTCGGCGTACATCCCGTCCGCGCGCGGAAAAGCCCGCGACGCGAGGTCGAGGTTGGGAGCGCTAACCTTCACGAACTCGGTGAGGATGTTCGCGTTCTGCAAGCCGAAATAGTTGTACCAGATCTCATCCGTCGGAGTGGACACCGCCTCGGATTCCCCGTCCAAGGTCAGTACGTCCAGCATCTCGGAATCGAGCGTAAAGTCAGTAGCCATAGTTTTTACATCGCCGTGGCGAGGCCACTGCGTTGAGCCTGCATCGTCCGCGCAAGCTGCGTCGCAACCTGATCCGCGATGGCACGGATATCGGCGTCGCTCCGCACGTTCACATTAGCCCCCTCCATGATGGAGACGCTCATCGATCCGCCGAGCTCATGGTTAGGAACGATGTTCCCGGAAGAGCCCGGCACGAAAAGCTCAGGACCACGTTCGCCGACCATGTACGTCTTGCCCGCCGTCACCGCCCCGCCGTCCGCCTTCCCCGGAGGCGTACCGACAAGGCTGCCGATGCCAGGGATCTTCGATAGCGCGGACTGCGCGGCCGCGAGCGCGGCATACGCCGCATCCTTCATGCCGTTGAACTTGGAGATGACCCACTGGATCGCCTCGCCGATCTTGTTGAACGCGGCGGTCAATAGCTCGATGCCCGGCTTGAGGTTGTTCAGCACCTCGGCCGAGAACTCGGCCAGCTTGGCGACGATCTCGATGAGCCACTGCGCGACGAGCGTCAGCACTTCGATGAGGATCTTCAAGGAAACGATGAGCACGGCCGCCAGGAACTTGCCGAACGCCTCGAATAGCGGCATGAGCGGCTGCATGGCCTCCCATAGCTTTCCGAGGGCGGGCATCAGGCTGTTCTGGATCGTCTCCCAAAGCCGCCCGAAGGCATCCTTGAGCTGCGCGACGATGCCCGTCTGCTGCTCGAACTTCATCGCGGCATCCTTCACGGCGGCACCAAGGCTCCCGAAGAACGCCATGAGCCCTTCCCCGGAAGGCATGAACCCGGAGATCGCCTTCATCAGCGCGTCGATCTTCTCGATGACCATCGGCAGGACGTTCTGGATGAGCGTCGTAAGCCACGTCACGAGCGTCTTCGCCCATTCGAGCAATAGCTTCCCCGAGCCCTGCAAGAACGTCGTCCACGCGTCGGAAAGCGTGGATACCAAACCCGCGAACGTGGTGGACTGCGCCGCCATGCCTCCATAGAAACGCCCGCCTTCGCTTGTCGCGTCCCTGAACGCCTGCGTGACCATCTCCGAGGTGATCTTCCCGGCCTCCATCTCCTTCTTAAGCTCGGCCATGCTCTTGCCGGACTTTTCGGACATGATCTGCAACGGGTTGAAGCCCTGGTTGACCATCTGCATCAGGTCTTGCCCCATCAGCTTGCCGGTGGCCTGCACCTGCGAGAACGAGAGCGAAAGTGACGCGAACTTTTCCTTGTTGCCTAACGCGACATCGCCGATCATCTGGATGTTCGGCATGACGCTTTTCACATCGGCGCCGAACGCAAGCATGGTCTGAGCCGCCTGCGTGATGTCGGTAGTCTCGAACGGCGTCTTGGCCGCGAACTTCTGCACGTCCCCGAGGAACGCGACGGCCTTTTCCTGGCTCCCCAAAAGGGTCTTGAAAGCCACCTCTTGCTGTTCAAGCGCAGAGGCCGCATCGATGGAGGCTTTCCCGAACGCGATGAGCGACGCCCCGACGGCCGCCGCCCCGACGGCCGCGACACCCGCGATCTTAGAAAGACCGCCCATCTTGCTTTCGACCGCCCCGATATCCTTCACCGCATCGGATGAATCGGCGCGGATGATAATATCCAGGTTTTCAGATGCCATATGCGCCCAGTTTACCATTTTAGGGATGCCCCGGAAATGGAAAAGCGGCCAAGCTATGGCCGCTTCCTTTCATTTTTCTTTTGCCTGGCTTCATTCTCGCGCCCTTCGGCCACCATCATGTCCACGATCGTATCGATGAACACTTGGGGCTGATCCTGGTATTCCTGCCACGTCCACTTGAACTCCCGGCACACCATCGCCGCGAGCATGTCGTCGGTGAGGTGGCCTTTCCCTTTCCTGTAGTAGTCCCTCCAGGCCGAGGCTACTTCGCCCCTTTTGGGCTATCGAGGAGCTTGCGGGCTTCCGCGAGCGCCGCCTCGAAGTCCCCCGCAGGGGCGTCGAGCAAGGCTTCAAGGACGGCTTCCGTATTCCCGCCGTAGGATTCGACGGCGAACCGGATCAGGCAATCCTCTTCCTCTTTCTGGACGGACGCCATGTTGACGTCGGAAAGCACCGGCTTTCCCGTCTCGATGTTCACCGAGAACGACATCAGCTTTTCCTTGGTCAGCCGCAACTCGCGGACTTCGCGGGCGGTGAGGTATGCCCGGACGGAGAGCTCCGCGCCGGACGGCAACGTGATCTTTTTCGTTTCGCGCATATTAGACGGAGGTCAAGTCGGTCACGAGCAAGGCTTTCGCGGTGTACCCAGCCGAGGAATCGCGGTAGACCGTGTATTCCATCTCCTCGTCGAGCACATTGTCCTCGTCGATAGGCGGGTGGAACGGGTTGAAGCGGATATCCGGCAGGCGGAAGTCGAGCGTGTAATAGAGGCCGGTGGCCGCGATCTGGTCGCCCGTGAATCGGATCTGCAACGCGGTCTGCGTCTGGTTGCGCATGCGGTCGAGCATCGTCATGTCAGGGTACGCACGCGTGAGGCTTCCGGAGGCGGTAAGACCCTTGAGGTGGTTGGCCGTCGGGAAGCGTCCCGCCATGTTGGCGGCATTCGCGCCATGGCGTCCTTCCAATTCGTTCTCGACCACGAGCTCGAAGTCCTCGATGGAGGCGCCCGATGCCGCGATGGCAGACGTGACGGTATCCGCAAGGCGGATGACACAGCCGCCGATGAAAGAGAACTCCTTGGCGAGCGAGTAGCTCGGCGTCGCCGGGGCGAGCATGAGCAGGTCGCCGACCGCGAGGGCGGTCTGGAGGTTGGTGACGGTGACGGACGTCTCGGAGCTGATCGATCCAGGGGTGTGCGTCTTGACGCCAGACGAGGCGAAATCAAGGAACGCGCCCGTAGAAGGACGGAACACCTTAATGCTATCGGAAGTCGTGAGCCCCTGCGTCTGGTCTACAGGGATGACCTTCGACCCAGCCCCAGACGTGACGGCGGCCGTGACGCGGGCATGCTTGAACTCCGCTCGGGCGGTGAACGCGATCTCGGCCGTCAGGATGTTGTCTTCCTGCTTGAGCGACGTGATCGAGTGGAAGCGCACGCCGGTAAGGCGGAAAGCCTCATTGAGATACCCGACATCGACGGTGTAGGTCGGCAGGCTGTTCTGCGGAGCCTTGAACTCATGGCCGTAGACCGAGGTGTTGAACGTGCCGAGGGTGGCTGTGGCGCTGGAAGACCCGCCCGTGAGCGTCTCCGCCGCCTGGAACGTGCCGGAGATGCTGGACACGAGGATATAGTCGCGCTCGGCGGAGAACGCGACGACGGTCGCGGTGGCGGAAGACGTGCCTCCAGTGATCGTCTCGCCGACCGTGAACGTGCCGGAGCCTCCGGACACAGGGAAGTAGCGCCCGGTATTCACGGAGCCGAAGATGGCCTTGAGCAAATAGCCGAAGCCTTTGCCCTCGACCTGGATCGTGAGCGTGCCTTCCGGCGGATCGATTGCGGCCTTCACCGGATTGATCTGGATGTCGCGCACGCCGAGGATCGGCGAGGACGGCATGGACTTGTACTGCGTGACGACATCGACGGCCTTAGGGCCAAGGAAGACGTTCGGCGTCAGCGGCGTATTTTCCGCGCTTTCCGCACGGATGCCGAAGTAGGCAAGACGGGAATACATAGTGGTTTATTGGGGTTTCGTTTCAGATTTAGCTTTCTTCGCCGATTGCGCGGCGACGGCGACCTGCTCGGCCTGCTGCCTTTCGACAAGCGCCAAGCCGACCGCTTCCGTGACGTCGTATGTCTCGCCTTCCACGAATCCGGGTAGGCCAGGCACAAAGAAGTTGAGCAGGGCTTTGATTTTCATATAGGCAAATTGTACCACCGTTAGGCCTTGCGCGTAACCATTTCCGTCACGGCGTCCAGCGTGATCTCCGCCGCGACGTAGAAGAATTCCGTCGGAAACGACGGGTTGTAATTCACACGCAACGGCAAGGTATACATGTAATTCGTCCCACGGATATTGGCATTCTTCATCAATGCGCCAAGGACGGTAGTGGTCTTGGGCGCGCCGTCGGTGTCCGCTTCCTCGACCAGCTTACGGAGGTCTTGCCGGGCATTCGAGATGTTGTTGGAAAGACCCGTCATGTCCATCGCCTTCATCATGTCCATGACGACGAGGACGGAGATCGAGTGCCTGTACCGGTCTTTCGACAGGGAAGGCCGGTCGATGACCGTCTCCAGCTCGCGCACGATGATCGCCGGTAGCGCGTTCTTGTAAGGCAAGCCGACGTCACCCGCGTAGTACGTCGTGATTCCGGATCCGATTGCTGATTGCAGCAGGTCACGGATCTCAATAAGTGCTTCATTCATCATAGGTTTTAGACAAGCCCACGGACGTACCGTTGGACGTGCCGAATTACTTTGGTTATCACGTTCTTGTCGATAGCGAGCATGCGCCGTTGCGGAGGGCTCCCGCTCGCTTTCTGGTGGTATTTGAAATACGGGACATCGTTGAAGATCCGCAACATCCGGCTCGTGACCTCCCGCGCGAACCCTTTTTTCAGGCGTCCCGTCCAGACGAGGATCTTGTCGGTAGCGATTGGCGGTTGCCGGTAGTATCCTCTGCGCCCAGCACGCGCCGCGAGCGTCGATGCCGCGAGCGCGCGCCAAGGCTCCCCGATGGCGTTCCCCTGCGAGGCGAATACCTCCTCCCCATAGAATTCCAAAAGCTCCGAACTCGCCGCGTCGAACGGACGCTTGAAGTTGCGGACGCCAGCCGAAAGGCCGGATAGCTTTTTCCTGACGCGCGTGTCGTCAAGGGAGAAGGTGAGCGATGCCATACAGCCCTGCTACCATTTCTTGTTCATCTCGATCTTTGGCGCAGTAGAGTTTTCCGCCGAAGGGTCTGAGGACGCCGCCGTCGGATGGAACGACATCGCGCCGAACGTATTTCGCGTAAGCTCAAGCCCGGTCGTATCGTCGTACAGCTTCATCTTGCCCGTCCGGATCTCCTCAAGCTGCTCCATCAGCCAATTGATGCGCTTTTCCCATCCCTTGTCCTTGTCCGCCGCATCCTCGCCGTACTGATCCATGAAGAGCACGGCGACCGTGAGCTCAAGGGAAAAGAACTTGATGATGTTCGGCGTCGAGGAAAGAGGAAGCGCGTAGCGCTCGCCGATCTTCCCGTTGATCGCGCCGTCGGCGTAGGCGATCTTCGCGTCGAGGTACGCATCCGTGATCTTGGACGTATTCGTCATCTGCGTCGCCGCGCGGACGTCGCTTTTCGTGATGTATGCCATAGGTTATTTCGCTGTCAGGTGGGCGGAGCCCGTGATGTTCCCAAAGGTCTTCAGAGCCAGCTTCTTCTTCCCGTCGAGCGGGTCGATGCAATAGAAGTCCTTGCCGTACGGGGAATGCGCGACGACCCAATGGGAATGGTTGGCGACCTCGAGGATGACGCACGTCTTCGCGCCCGCGATCCCTTCGGCGATGGCCTTGCGATCCATCCCCTGGATGCGCCGCACGAAAGAAAGCTCACCCTTGAAGACACGCGCGAGCTGAGCCCAAAGGATAAGCCCCTGCGCGTTGTAGAGCTGGACGTCCGATGCCAACTGCCCAGGGTCTTTGTACGGAACCCCGCCGAAAAGGCTGGAGAGCATGGAGACGCACGTCGTCGTGCAACCCCAGCGCCCGACCGTCAAGAACGTATTGCCTAGCTTTTTCGTAGCCCACTTCGGATCGCGTTGCGATAGGTATTTCATCATATGGTTGATAGTTGGTTGATAAACGTAAAGCCGCCTAGACGGCGGCCTTACAAAACGGCTTTGACCACTTTCCGCCGTAGAAAAGCGGGCATTTCCTCATCGTCTCACGCCGTGAGGAAAGCAGGGTCTTCCACGTTCGAGTATTCCGGCATCGGATCGACGCCCTTGGCCTTGAAGTATGCGGCGCGGAGAGGCGCGAACGTCTCGCGCAAGGAAGGCGCATCGACGAGATTGGCGTCGAGCTCCCCACGGCCAGCTTCCCATCCCTTGAGCGTACCGACGATGCCCGGATACTGCGAGCCATCTTCGAGAGAGATTTCATGCAAACGGGCGAACATCTCTACCATGTCCTGCGTAACAACGGATTTTGTCATACGTTTTTCGTGTTCAATCGGGGTAAATCCCCCGTTGGAACCATGATACCACGCATGGCGTGGCGTGGCACGTCACGCCTGCTTTTCCGTGTCCTCGTTGACGTAGTCCTTCACGGGGATGGAAGGCTCGACGCGGAGGTATTTCGCGCACGCGGAAATGAGGAGCGTCCCCGCCATCTGTACGATGTCCGGGTTGAACCCGATCATGTAAAGGAAGGCCATCACGAGGATGAACACCACGAGGAGCTCAACCGTGTGCATTAAAGTCGAACGTACTGATTTGGATAGCATATAGGTTATTTCTCTTTGGTTAGCCTATCGATCACGATTTTTTTCACCTCGTCTACGTTGTCCAGGATGTTGTCGATCTTCACCTCGACGCCGCTCATCTTGATCTCTACGCCCTGGACGCGGCGGTCTACGGCGTTGACGCTCGTGGCAAGGTTGTCCCGCGCGACCTTGTCGGCCTTCACATCGTTCTCGATCGCGGTGACTTTTGCTTCAATACGAGCTTCAAACGATCCGTATCGGACGGATACGTAGATGATGTTCCCAAGCACTCCGACACCAGCGACGGCAAGGGTGACGATGTCCGATACGCTAAGCAATCCCATATTCAATACAACGTGCATTGTACCACTAGAGAGCGATTCCGGCGTTTGCCAAGTCCTCAGAAGTGAACATACGCATGCCTTTGGTGAAATCGTCCGGGAACGAAAGCCAAAAGATGTCTCCCGTGACCGAGAGAACCTTGTATCTGCTAACGCCGTCGGTAAGGATGTCGCCTTCTTTCATATTTTTTATTTTTTCCCGACGGCAAGCATCTGCTCAGCCGCCGTCACTGGGAAGATAGTCTTTTCATCGATCTCAACAACGTCGATACCTTCCTTGTCGAGACGCTCGTCAAAGCGCACGAGCCAAGCATCGTGCTCAGGATGTTTGACCCAGTCAGCAAGGCGCGTCGTGACGCCCTTGTCACGCACTTCATTCCTTTCGAGGTCTACCCCGTAGATTGGGCAACCTTCCGTGCAGAACGCTTCCGCGTCACGCTCAGAGCCGAATGTGAAGAACCTGGTCATATGATTACGGGTTGATCGCGTACAGGTTGGATGCGTACGCGTGCAGGGCGGAGCGCAGAGTCTCTGAAACGACGGCGGACGTCACGGCCTTTTCGCCGAACCTGGTATTGGCCGGGTAGACGCCGCTCGTAGCAGCACCGATGGACGCCTCCGAGCCGTAAATCGTGGAGATGAATACTCCGGAGCTTACGACGGTCTTTTCCACGCCGTCCAAGAAGAACTTATATTTCGTGGTGTCACCAACACCGCCTCCGGCGTAAGTGATGAGCAGGAAGTGCGGATTGGTGTTGATAGCCTCGTTTACGCCAACGACCGCGCCGCTGACAGACCCTCCAAGGCCGAATGAGTACGGCTGGTATCCCGAATAGTTCGACGCCAGGATCAAAGAGCCATCCCCTCCGGACGGAGTATTGGCATCCGCGAGGATAGACAGCGCAAAGAAGTCTGTATTGAAGACGGGAAGCGCCGTACATTTGAAGACGATGAAGATGGACTGCGCCCCGGAGATCTTGAAGGCGCGTCCGATGCGCTCAGCCCCTGCGACCGTAGTGTCCAGCGTAGGTCTTCCATTGATACCCGTCGCGTTGTACGCAGGCTGCAAAGCCGCCGTACCCTGCGAGTAATCCCGCGAATTCCCGGACTGGTCATCGATCTGCGACGCGTCCGATCCGTTGAGCGTGACCTCCGTGTCCGCGCGGAGATGCAAGGCGAGCGAGGCCAAGTCCTCGACGGTGAAGTCCACGGTACCCCAGAACGCATACCCGAGCTGCGCGGCTCCAGCTGTGACGACATGGATGCCGTCCGCATGGTGGTTGGCCGACGTGACGGCGTTCTTATTGTTGATGTACTTGACCCAAGACCGGCCACTGACGAGGCCAGCGGCGGCGGAACGGTAGTCGTCAAGCGTGTTCCCGAACCCGTTTGCCGTCTCGGCGGCAGGAGAAATGCGCGTGATGGCTCCGAGGAGCTTGACCTGCAAGGAAGGCACGGCCGCCTTGAGATCGTCCAGGAAAGCCCCGAGATTCGTCGCGTAGTTCGCGGCGGACTGCGCCGCCAGCCCGTAGTCATTCGTCTGAACCTGGACAAGCAAGGTATTCGAAGACGATCCGTCGAGCATCGCGGCGACGCGGGAAACCCATGTCGCACGGTCAGTGGAATTCGTGAAGACGTACGCGGTAGCTGAACCCCACCCGAGAAGCGTGACCTTGGCATCCGTGACGCCCCGGAGCACCGCGATCGGGTTGTCGCTTTGGGCATTCGTGGTCGTGTATCCGTTCGTGATCGAGTCTCCGATGATGACAACGCGGCTCGTAGGGGCGGAAGGGGCGACGACGGAGGCGTCCGTAGGCACGCGGAACCCTGAGATGAACGTCCCGTATACGTTGCTGCTCACGAGGGCTTGCGTGCCTTCGACGAGGTCGATGGTCTTGTTGCTTCCGGAAGGGAGCATCGTATCGACGACCTGCGAGGTATTGACGGCGGTCGATGTCGAAAGGCTGGAATACGCCCCATTGTTGAAGATGCCGATGGAGGAGAAATGGCCGGAATACGTCCCTTGCAAGGTAGACGTCTGGTGGATCGCCAAACGGCGCAAGCTGGTCGTGAACCGGATACGGGCGAACGAGTTGTGCCGGACGGCATACGTCTCGCTGATGTTGAGGCCGTTGTCGTGGTACATCGCGGCTTCCGTGGCGTAGTAGACCTCGCTGGTATCGTCGCGCGAGATAGCGCCCGTGACGGTGAGCGTGACCGGGGAAGACCCCTGCGTGGTGATCGTACCCGCCGATCCGTCCCAGTCCCGGTAAGCATTGAAATCGACGACCGGAGACGTGTATTGCGACGGCAACGTAAAGCGGTTGAGCGGCGTCGTACCGCTCATCGAGTTCGAGGCGGCGGCAAGGTTGGCCGCCGAGAGCTCCGAGGCGATCATCCCGAACGCCGCGACGCCTCCCGTAGCCAAAGAATCCGCGTAGAGGTTCCCCGTGGTGATCGGCGAGCCGACGGCGACGATGCACGTCCCGTCGGAATTCGGAGCCGTAAGCGTGCCGACGCTCGCGGCCGTAGACCCGTCGATGGAAACCCAGACCGTATTGTCCGCCGATTTCCAAGTGATGGCAATCTGGTGTACGCCGAGCCGCACATTGGAAGCCAGGGCGACGTATCCCGTCCCGTCCCACCGCGTGAGATAGATGATGTTGCTCGATGCCCCACGCTCGATGACCCAGCCCTTCCCAGACGTATAAGCCCCGGAATAGTAGCCGAGGATAAGCTCATTGTTCGATCCGGCGGAAGAAAGCAGATCGACCGAGATATAGAGCGTCTTTCCAGGCCGGAAGTCGAGGCTACCCGCCGAAGACTTCACATGGCGTCCTGCGCCGTAGTTGAAGTTGCCGAGCTCAGCACCGTTAAGCTGCGTACCCGAAAACCCACCCACCCCGCCATGGATGAGCGATGTGATACCGATCCCGATGCCTGTGCTCTGCATATTCGTCTAGTAGCCCGCCAATACGGTCGCCGTGGTGGAGGTGGAGCGCACGCGCTTCACGCGGAGAGGCAATACCTGGTATTTCTGGAGAGGGATGACCTGCGTCGTACCGCCGTAGGTATCGACATTGACGTCACCCGCAACCGTGCAATAGAGGCCACGGCAGACGCCATACGGAAGATCCGTGCTGTTGTTCGGCGTGACGGTCTTGAGGTCGTCGAACGGATCGGCGACGCCGCGCAACGCGAACGCCTTATAGACGATGGTCGCGCTCGTACCGGTGTCCGCCTTCTTGCCGCGAGCCCGGCCTGTCAGGTAATCGACATAGTATTCGCCGTTCGCAAGATCGCCATCCGCCTTCGGCGTCACTTCGGTCGTGAAGGTGTTGGACGTCAGCGTGATGGACGTATCTCCAGGCGCGCCGACATCGTTACCGGCGGAATTGGCGATAGGAGCCTGGGCGATATTGAAATTCTTGACCGTCCCGGCCGCCCCGGCAGGGATCGTGATCGTTTCCGTCGGGATGACGACAGGGATGGATGCCACCCGGTGGAGGATCGCCTCGACCAGAGGGGCGCGTGTCTTTTTTGGCTTAGCCATAGGGATTTTTATTGGTTGGGTTAGTCAGACCATCCCACCTGCCGATTGCTCAGCAGGTGAGGGGTTTGGCTAGTAGCTCCAGGCTTGGATCGAGAACGTGGACGTGGACGGGTCGAACGCCGCCGTGGTGGTGGCATTCAAGAAGTACAACGTCACCGTGTTCGAGGCCGTCACCTTACAGCGCACCGAGGCCGTGGAAGTCGAGCCGTAGAGGAAATCCCCATCGGTCGGCTTCACGTCACAGTGGTCGCCGGTCGCCGCCCCGTTCAACGTGACCTGCGAGGTGGTGGCCGAGCCCGATGCAATC